GCGGCTCGCTGTGTAGCTGAGCATGCTCCTTGAGTGGATACGAGTGGTACAGATCCACCTTCTTGGCCGGGCCGAAGAACGGCTTGATCGTGATGGACATCTTGTTGTTCTGGTCATCGTTAACAATAGTAGTCACCTTCCCGGAGATGGGAGACCTAGCAGACGCGTACGACCCAAAGGCCTCTTCAAAGCTCTTGTCAGTGCCAGGTATTCCTACCTGGATCATAGGAGCTTCACGACTGGTCAAGGACACAGCCTGGACCATGTGTCTGGTAGCCATCGAAGCCCGGTTACCGTGATTGGTCTCAAGGAATGGCAGCAGGTTGGATGCAACGGTGAACATCTGGTGTGCCTTGGGCACGATAAAGTCCACCTCAGAAAGGGGAACACGCACAGTGGTCTCACCCCGCTGAGCAGTGATTACCTTCCCTCGAGCCTGAGGCTTGCCGTTCTTCCATACGACCTGATCCGGAAAAGCCACCGTGGCCCGATGAATTTCAGCCGGGGTAACAGGACGCACCTTCCCGAGCTTGTTATCCCAGAGATCAGACTGCACCACACCGACGCCGTCCTTCTCCACCCTCTTCGTTCCCACGGCCATGTGAAGCGTCACACCCGAACGCTCACCCTCAGGTGTCTGAATGGGGTCTAGGAACGTCAGGTGTGACGGGGAGATCATCTTCTGGTCGAGCTTGACGATCTCTGGCTTAAGACCACCATGTGTCTTGGAGAGAGGGGTGATCTTTGTAGCCTCAGACAGGAAGTCGATGGGGTTAACCATCCCCGGCTGAGACGAGAGGTCGTTTACCCCTGCCTGCAGATAGAAGTCCTTGATCTCCGGGCCCAATATCCCCGCCAGAATATTCTGGGCCTTCTTCACTCTCTTATTCGTCCCGTGCTTTCTGTTGCTCTCCTCCGTAGCCCACATCCGCTGCAGCTTCTGGCGCACGCGAGCTTTTAGGGACCGACGCCAGTGGCTACTAGCGAAAGTGTCTGAAAGCAGGTCGTCTGGGCCCGCTACCTTCTGAAAAGGCAGGGCGATCCGATCGTCGGTCTCCCTGTTTCCTCGGGTTGTATCCAGGAGGTTCTTAGCGGCACCGAGCAGGGCCTCGGGCTCCATCTTCTTGTACTTCTTACCGAGGAGAGCCAGGCTGGTAAGAGGATCTAGCTCCATAGCGCGGATGTTGTCCAGCAGGAGCTTCCTCCGTTCCTCCTTCGTCTCCGGCATGTACTTCCGTCCGGCGTACATGTTTGTGAACATGGTGTCCAGAACGCCGTTAACCGCATCCTGTTCTGTCTCGGCCTCTGCGACGACCTTGTTCCACTTCTCCTTGTTCACCTTGTAAATCGTCTTCCCGAGCTTCTTCTCGACAGCTTCATCCGATAGCCCAAGGGCCTTGAGCATAGGCAGCAGCTGCACGCCCTTGTTGGCCCCCGCACCACGTTTGTAGGGCTTGAAGACAAGAAGACCGTCTGCTGAGACCTCCATCTTGAAGCGGTAGCCATTGCCGATGCCCGACGGACCAGTCGTACTGGAAGTGCTGATCTTCCCCTTCGTATCTGCCGTGGTGTACAGACCGTGACGCTGACGCATCAGGTGGGAGATCTGAACCTCTGAGGTCTCCTTTCCGGGCTTTGACACCAGGTAGGTCATCCGATCTGTCATCACCGGTAGCGAGGCAATCTTCTTCTTGATCTGCCGGTCTACGACTCGACCGTTCTCGACGATGGCAACGTCAGCGAACACGCCCACACCAAAAGTCTTACTGGTCATCTTGGCTGTTCGCTGTGTCGCGTAGTCGGAGGCAGAGGGACGACTTCCGAAATGGACATTCGTGACGACTACCCGAGCGTCAGCCTTACCTCGCCCCGTGATCTTGGTCTCCGCAAGCTCTCTGAACACATCTGTAAGCTGAGCCTTGAGCTTCCGTTCAGTTGCCCGCTGGATGGACTCCGGGGACAACGTCCAAACGTCGTTGTCGTTCCTGGAAGATGGGAGTCTGTTAGCCATGCAAGAAACCTCGAGTGCGGCCCATAGAGTACTTGGAGGTACTCGAAATGTTCATCATCCCTGTTCTTCTCTTGGGAGCCGGCGGTATGGCCGCTGGATTCTGGCAAGGTCTCAGGTAACCGCCTGAGACCCTGTCCTCGTGGGTGGCTTCTGGGCCGGCAGCGATCTCATATCAGTCTTCTGGGACTTGGCGAGGTTCTTTTGAGCCTTCTCCTTCGCCCCAGTAATGTCGACTGAAGGGGTTGCCTGCTGGCCCTGAGGCTTACCCTGGGCTGGCTGCCCGGGGGTCGCGCCTTGGGGTTGTCCCTTAGCTTCACTACCCGCAGCATCCTGGCTGTACGAAGTCGCTGACCTCGCGTACATCGTCTGCAAGATCTGCATCTCACCCTGAATGTGGACTTCCTCGAGCTTCTGGTTGAGGAGTACGGCAGCGCGTACGCGGTTCTCGCGATCAATGCGCTCCTGCTCAGCACGCCAATCCAGCTCGAACTCAGTCAGCAACGTCTCATCGGAGATCTTCCCCGTGGCATTCAGGCTGACGAGCAGCTGCTTAGCCTGGACATCGTCACCCATCTTGAAGGGCGACATCTTGCCCTCAACGAGGGGGAGACCGAGGACACGCGCCAGGGTCGGGATGATGAACCGGTTGAGCAGCCTGTGGTGTTGCAGACGGTACGTCATGAAAACGTTTTCCATCATTCGCAGAGACACAGAGCTCGAAGACCAGCGCATCCCGCCGAACACAAGCTCTACGGGCACGCCCATGGCTGCAAGACGCTGCTTGGATAGCTCCTGGATCTCAGGCACCAGCATCAAGGACTTACCCTGCCCACCGATCATCTGAACATTGAGCGGCAGAGAGAAGATGGGGATGTGGTTGGCGTCCCCACGCCACTTCTCAATCTGTCCCTTAACTTCGCGCTGCCATTGGGCCAGGTTCACTGACCGGTAAACATCCACAGACGAAGTGTTCGCGGGGCTGATCCACCTCAGCGGAACAATGTGCTCCATGAGAAGGGCTTCCTGGGCCTTCTTCATCAGCTGAATGTGGTGTGCATCCTTAAGAGTGGGAAGGATGGGAGGGAATCCCCAGCCCATCTGGTCGTCACCAACCACAACTCGGGGCGGGCGGAAGTGGAAGAGGTTGGCATTCGATAGCCGGAACTTCGTACCCCGGAGAAGGCAATCCAGCATCTCGACCGGGGTAGTGGCAATCGCCTTCACATCGCCACGGAGCAGCTTCTGCCTGTACGACTTAGGAACCGTGTACCGGTACACGTACTCATCGCTCATCGGGTAGTAGTCGATATCGATGTCAGCAACATTCCACCGCTTAAGGCGGGTATTGCGCGCAGAGCGGATGTATCGATCCTCAACCAACGGTTTGGTGATCTGCTTGCACTTGGGGCAAGTGAGCTTGAAGCGCCACTGACTAAAGGACCAGTCCTTTACAGGCCGAAGAGACGTAAGTTCGAAGTCCGCCTGGCACTCCTTGTTCCGGCAGGTCAGGAACTTCTTGAAGGGCACCACCAAGGACACAATCGAGTTGCCATAACCGTAGTAGTCCAGACCAATCTCAGTCTGGAACATCTCGATCTGCAGCTGCCCGATGAGGATGTCCTCCCAACTCCGCTTCACGGCGGCGTCTATCGTAGCCCCGTCAATACCCATAATCGTGATGGGTGTAATCGGGTACTGCGCCATCTTCGACGTTGCCGCAACCACGAGTGGGTCGGCTGTCATCGCGTACTGGCAAGCACTGAAGAGCTGCTTGATGCTCTTCGGCAGCTTCGTCTGACCTACGTCGTAGAAGGGATCCGGGTACTGCAGTGCAGAACGCTGCGCCGCAGTGCCTCCTCCTCCTGGAATCGCATACCGGTTATTAGGGCCGTAGGCCATGTCTTATGCTCCTAGGTGATCGGAGTAGGCCTTGGCTGAGTCCCAGATTTCAAGCATCGCTTGCACGTCTTCCGGGACCTCTCCTGAGGTCGGCTTCACGGGGCGGGTAATACCGCGCACCTCGTAGTAAGCATCAATGATCGGTTGCACGAACTGCAACGACGGAGGAGCCAGCCAGCAGCCATCGTATAGCAGCGACGCTGCGATGTACTCCTGGAGGTCCTCACCGATCTCCGCTTCGGGGCCT